AATCTGCGCACGCATCGCGTCTACGGCATGAGCCCGGTCGAGCAGATCATCTTTATGATCAACCTAGGCTTGCGGCGCGACGTTTCGCGCTTGGCCGAGTACACCTCGGGCACCATTCCCGATGCGATCGCGCAGGTTCCTCCCGACTGGTCCCCGGACCAGATCGAACGGTTCCAGCGGGCGTTCGACGCCGCCCTGGAAGGCAACCTGGCAGCCCGGCGCATGCTCCGGTTCATTCCGTCGCTGGGCGAAAAAGGGCCCGGGCAGATAACTTTCGCCAAGAAGGACATGCTGCTCGACCAATTCGAGGAGTGGCGTGCGCGTATCGTGGCATTCTGCTTCTCGCTGCCGCCTACGGCATTCGTCAAGATGATGAACCGGGCTAGCGGCCAGCAGCAGCAGCGCCAAGCGCTGGAAGAAGGCTTCGAGCCGTCAAAGGTCTGGATCCTCGAGAAGCTGAATTACCTGATCCAGGCTCCGCAATATCTGAACTTCCCTGACATTGAGGCATCCTTCGATGACGATGTTGAAGTTGATCCGCTGGTGCAGGCGCAAGTCGACAAAATCTACATAAGCTGTGGGAAAAGTTCCGTAGACGAACTCCGGATCCGCGACGGCGAGGAGCCGTGGGGCATTGGGCCGTTCATCCTGACTCAAACCGGGCCGATCATGCTGGACGACGTCAAGAGCGGTGACGGGCGCGTGAAACCGGGTGCGCCGAAGCCCATGCTGCCGCCAGCGAACGGAGCAAACGGCGGTGCACCGGGAGCCAAGACACCCCCCGCAAAGCCGCCCCTGAGCGAATCCAGGGCCAAATCCGCGGAGGTTGCGAACAAGTTCGCGGAAGCGCTGGCCAAAGCCGAAAAAAAAAAGATTGTGGTAACGACGGGGAAGCTGCCAGCGCGGGTTGAGAAGCGGATCGGCCGGCTGGCAGGGGTACTAGGACGCTTCCTGAAGAAGCAGGGCAAGGCTATTGCAGCGAAGGTGGCGGACCACTATGCGGAAGTCACCAAGACGGACGAGGACGAAATCGACCGCATCGTGCGCTCGATAGAGCTCGAATGGGACGCGATTGTTACTTCCTCGCAGTCGGCCATCGAGGAAACAGCCCAGGAAGTCGCACGCGATGTGCTGGTGGAAGTGGGTGTGACGGACAAGGCAGTGTTCGACCAGGTGAATCAGGCGGCAGTGGATTTTGCTCGGGACCGTGCCGCGGAGATGGTCGGCATGAAGTGGGACGGCGACACACTGATCGAGAATCCGAATCCGCGGTGGGCCATCACGGACACCACGCGGGACGCTCTGCGAGACACGGTGACACGGGCATTTGAGGACGGACTCGGACCCCAAGCGCTGGAAGATTCGATTGCGGACTCGTTTCAGTTTAGCGAAACGCGCGCGGAGATGATTGCACGGACGGAACTGGCAAAGGCGCAGATTCAGGGTGCGCTGCTGAGTGCAGCGAGTACTGGCATCGAGATGAAGAAGGCCAGCATCCTCGGGTCAATGCACGACGGAGACGACGAGTGTGACGATGCCGCAGACGACGGAGAGATTGATTTGGATGAGACATTTTCCACGGGAGACGACGGGCCACCTTACCATCCGAACTGCTGTTTACCAGGAACGCTTGTAGCGGCCTGTGACCGAGTCACGAAGCAGTTTCGCCGCAGGTTTCATGGGGAAGTGGCTGTCATTCGCGTCGCCAGCGGCGAGGAGCTTTCCATAACCAAAAATCACCCAGTTCTGACGGACCAAGGATGGGTCAATGCGGGTTGCCTCAAGAAGGGCGTGTACCTGGCTTATGCCGGTGAGCAGGTTCGCATGCTTATGTCGGTTAGCCCAAATCATAACTTGATGCCAGCCCTTGCGGAGGATGTATTTAGTGCGGCTTTGAAAGCGGGCGGCCTGGCGACCTGTTCCATGCCAGTCACCGCCGAAGATTTCCACGGCGACGGAACCGCCGACACCGAAGTCGAGATTGTACTTGCCGAGGGCACGCTGGAAAACAAAGGGCAGTTCCATCCGACTCAACATATCAGCGAAAACAGCCTCGGCTTCGCTCATGGGCGGGGGATGGCCTTCCCTAGTGTTCGCTCTTTTGTAGAGTTCTCTGAGCGAAGCCTTCCTCCCGCGAGCAGCATCGTTAGCGAAGGCAGCAATAAACTTTCTCTTGCCGGGAGACATGAGTCTGTAGGCTGCTGTTTGGCAGATTCCGATCTCCCTGATGGGCAGACCGAGGTCGTGGAATCGATTGCGAATAGTGCTGCTGTGCGCTCCGACCATCCGACCGAGATCAACCGTAGACTTTCCGGCCACATAGAGTTTGTAGAAATAACGGATGTCGGCGTCGCTGAATTTGACGGGCATGTGTACAACCTCCAGACTGACAGCTCATATTACCTTGCAAACGGCCTAATTGTACACAACTGCGTGTGCGATTTGGTGATCACTTACGCGGCAGAAGCTGAATGAGACAGCATCTCTGGATAAATGCTTGGAACTGGTTGCTTCCTTGGGGTCTGAGAGTGCGCTTGTACTACTGGATTTTCCCGAGGTTGGGGCGCAAGCAAGAAATGCTTGGAAGGCACTCTTTCTGGCATGACTGGTTTCATTTGATAGACCAATGATGACGGTCGAACAGTTGGCGGGTCGCATTCACGCCATCGTGCATGAAGTGTGCGGCACGGTCGAAACCTGTGACGCGCATCCCGGGGAAGTGACCGATCTGGAAGCCGAGGAAATCATGCGGCGCGTGGGAAAGATTTTGACGGGCGAGGCGCGCAAGAACTTCAAACCTGCGGAAGTTATCGAGAAGCCGATTGTCACAGGGAGTTCGGCGGGAGTCAGAACTGTGACACGCAGGCGTGGTGGAATCAGCGTCAAATAAAACCATGCCCTATTCATCGATCAGCGAAGTTCCCTACTACGTTCCGCAGGAGAAGCGAAAGCAATGGCTGGATGTGTGGAACAGCGAGTACGAGAAGCATGGGGACGAGAGCAGGGCATTTGCCTCAGCGAACTCTGTAACAGGGACCAAATCGAAGGAGAAATTTATGCGCATCGAATTTCGCAAGTTTATCCCACTGGTCAAGGTGGACCTGGAAAAGCGCGAGATCCACGGCATCATGGCCGAAGAGGTCGAAGACAAGGCCGGCGAAACATTCGACTACTTGACCTCGAAGCCCTACATCCGCAAATGGAGCGAAGGGATCGAAAAGGCCAGTGACGGCAAGAGCCTGGGCAACGTGCGCGTAATGCACGGCTCCGTGGCTGCAGGCAAAGTCGTCGCGTTGGAGTTCGACGATGTAAACAAAAAGATTCCTGTTGTCGTTAAGGTCGTGGACGACAACGAATGGGCAAAAGTCCAAGAGGGCGTCTATACGGGATTCTCTCTGGGCGGCCGTTACGTCCGCAAGTGGACGGACGGAGACACGACCCGTTACACCGCATCGACTGCCGAACTGTCCATTGTGGACAATCCCTGCATGTATGGCGCGACGTTCACCGCCATCAAAGCCGACGGCAGCGAAGAGATGCGGAAGTTCGTCGGGATGAAGAAGGCAGCGAAAACAAAGACCGTGAGCGGCGAAGAACTGCACGCCTCGGACTTCGCGCACGTTGGCGACCCGGAAGATACCTCGACCTGGAAGCTACCCATCCACGACGCATCGCACGTTCGCAACGCGCTCGCGCGGTTCAATCAGACGCAGGGAATGAGCGAGGAAGAGAAGAAAGCGGCGAAGGCGAAGATTGACGCGAAAGCGAAGTCGTTCGGCGTCGAGGTGTCGAGCGAAAAGGTTGCAAAGTCTTTGTGGGATGTTGGCCGCATGGCCGACCTCCTGCAAACCATCTACTCCGTCCAGACCTGCCTTGAATCCGAGGCGGAATGCGAAGGCGATGGTTCGGATATTCCTGCGCGCCTGAAGGAGTGGCTGACAGAAGGCGTGTCGATTCTGACAGACCTCGCGGAGGAAGAAGGCCAGGAACTAATTTCAAAGAAAGAAGGAGACGAGTCTATGACACCGGAACAAACGGCGTTGCTCGAAAAGGCCACTGGCCTGATTGACCGCGTCGATAAGTTGGAAAAGATGAGTGCGGAGCACAAGGCGCACCTCGGAGCGGTTCTTGAGCATCACGCTTCGATGGGCAAGCACCTTGCGGCAATGCACGATGGCGGGGACGGCAAGGACGGCGCCGGGAAGGTAGCGAAGGACGCTGCGGCCGCATCTGCTGCGGCAGCCGCTGCCACTCCGACACCCAACGCCGAAGTTGAAGCGTTGAAGACCGAAGTCGCCGACCTCACCAAGAACTTCAAGGAGTTTTTGGAGGAACTCGGAAAGAGCATCCCCAAGAAGTCCGACCTGCCCGCGGGCGCGGTGGCGAAGTCTGCCGCTGGCACTGCCGAAAAGGGTAAGGAAGGTGCCGCTGCGGAGGAAGCTCCCCGCGAAGTCATCACCTCTGGCGGAAACAAGGTGGATCTGGCGAAGTTCGGCCGGGACACCCTTGCGAAGCCGCTGTACGTCAACCCCACGATCGCGCGGTAGGCAGCAGAGCCAAATCGAGTTTCAAGCACGCCGAACCAACGCCTACGGGCGTCAGGACGGCGTTTTTTGTTGCACAAATCTCGGCTTCCCGGTTAGGCGCTGACCGCTGAAGCCACGGAGGAAAAGAGTTTATGAACGCTGAATTGTCTGCTTTGACCCAGCGCACACTCGCACTCTTCAAGGATGCGACGACCGCCGGGATCGCACAAAACACCGGGTTGGTTTACTACGACCTGGAATCTCAAGCCAAGCGCCTCTATCCGGTGCTGACACCCCTGCGGAACCAAACCGCTCGCGTGAACAAGCCTTCCGGGTACGGCACGGCGGCACACTGGAAGGCCATCACCGGCATCAACACCGGCTCTCCCGCGACCTATGTTGGAGTGCAGGAAGGGAAGCGCGGCATGGTCATGTCCTTGACGGAAAAGGACTACACCGCAACCTACAAGGGCAGTATGCCGGCGAAGGTTTCGACGACATGCGCGCGCTCGCGCAAATCACCACGCTCGAAGCATTGATGCTCGGCGAGGAACAGATGTTGCTCTCTGGCAACTCTGGCACGGCGCTTGCCCAAGTCACGTTCCTTGGAACGCCGGGCGTTGCGGCTGGCTCTGACGGTTCGTTCGGCGCCGTCCCGGTCTATTGCTTCTGCGTGGCATTGACCCCGCTTGGCGTGGCCCTGTGTGGCGGCGCGAACGGCTTCACCACCGCCGCAATCGCTGCCGGCAATTCGCCCAACCCTTCGTTCTCGCAGACTTCTGCGGGACCGTACAGCAACTCCCAGACCGTCAATGGCGGCGTCGGACAAATCTCCGCGCAGGCCACCGTCACCCCCGGCGCAACCCAGCACATCACCTGGTCGGTCAACCCCGTTCAGGGCGCGGCTGGCTATGCCTGGTACATCGGCACAACCACCGGCGCGGCCAACTGCTCGCTTGTCGGCATCACCGACATCCCCATCATCGTGACGCCTTCACTCGGCACTGCCGGCAACCAGAAGGCCAACGCGACTGGCCTGTCCGCGGACCACTCCACGAACGCCACGTCGTTCGATGGATTCACCACGCAACTGATCAACGGCGGCGGCTATTACCAATCGCTCGCCGGCGCGAAGTTCACCACCGACACTCACGGCGGCATCATCGAAATCGACGCGATGTTCAAGTCCTTCTGGGACAACTACCGCTTGTGGGTTGACGAGTTGTGGGTCGGCTCGAAGCTGGCGAACGAGATTACCCAGATCGTTCTCAGCGGCACCTCGAACCCGGTCTACAACATCATTATGCCGAACAACAATGACGGGCAGGGAACCGTGACTGCTGGCGCGTTGGTCACCTCCTACCTGAACAAGTTCAGCATGGAAGGCGCGAAGCAGACGCCGATTCGCCTGCATCCGAATATGCCTTCCGGGTGGCTCTTCGCCAACCTGAAGCACGTTCCCTACCCGAACGCGAACATCCCCGGTGTGGCGCGGGTCGTCACCCGGCAGGAGTACTACTCGAAGGAATGGCCCGTGATCCAGCGGACTTATGAGTACGGTGTCTATGCCGACGAAGTCCTGCAGCTCTACGTGCCATTTGGGCTCGGGCTGATTCAGGACGTAGCCTAAAACGAAATCGCCGGCGGTTCATGACTTTACCGGCGTAGAGGCTGCAAGCGCCGCAGTCTTCGGGATTGTGGGGAGGGGCCCGACTCCTCCCCACTTTTCTGCAGGAGAACACGATGCCGCAAGCGGACCCCACGGACCTTGTCGATCTTTCGGACTTGAAGGATTGGATCAGCATTCCTTCAACTAACAACACCGACGACACGCTACTTTCGCGCCTGATCACTGCTGTCTCCAATCAAATCTACAGCCGTCTGTCGCGCCCGGCTTTGGGCTTCACGGTTTCTTCCTCATTCGTGGAAACCCGCGACGGTTCTGGAACGCCTTCGATGATCACGCGCAACTTCCCAATCACGGCGGTTTCCGACCTGACCATCGACGCGATCGACATCCCATTTTCCCCTGACGGTGTGCAGCCGGGCTACGTCTTCGACAACTATACCGTCGCGCTTGTGGGTGGCGGCTACTACTCCTGGCAACGCAACGACATCGGCTCGATGTCACCTTACGGCATCTTTCGTGCCGGAAAGCAGAACGTCAACATTTCCTATACCGCGGGTTACGCCCAGGTTCCCGGCGACCTCGAGCAATACGCGCTCGAAATCTGCGCGCTGAAGTACATGAACAGGAAGCGCATCGGAATCAAATCCAACAGTTCGAAGGCAGGCGAATCGGCGACTTTCAGCAACATGGAAGAGGCCGAGGCTATTATGAAGGAAATCGAGAACCGCTACCGCATCGTCGTCACGGTCATGCAATGATCACCATTTCATTCAACGGGACCGACAAAATCCTGATCGACAAATTTGTGCGCATGGGCGACAAGCTGGTGGGCGATGTGGCCGTAGCAATGCGCAGGGAAATGTACGATCTGATGGCTTACATCAAATCGACCAAACTGTCAGGCCGGCCTGGACTTCGGCACCTCACGGGAAATCTAAAGCATTCGATGTTCCCTTCCACCTACCAGGAATCACGCGCGTCGGTGGTCGGCAAGGTGGCTGTGGGGCGAGAAGCGCCTTACGCTAGATACCAGGAAGAAGGCCGAACAATTCCTCCGTTCGACGCGAAAAACAAAAAAGCTCTATCCAACATCAATTCCTTCGGCGCGCGTCATGGAGACGCTATCTGGGGACCGTATCGCAGGAAAAAGAACGTAACGATACTTCCCGCACGTCCTTTCATGCACACGTCGCTGCAAGAGCGCCGCATGGTTATCATGGCCGGGCTACGAAATGCCGTGAACAAGAGCGTCATTGGATGAGAGCTGCACGCGAAGCGATTTACATGGCGTTTTACAACCAGATTTCGCAAGCTGTCGGCTTCAACACAATCAGTCGCACGCCAATCCCCGAGGCCAAGTTGGCAACCGCGCGCATGCCGGTGCTGGAAGTTCTCGACGAACTGGAGACTCCATCATTCAAAGGTTTGGGCATTCCGCTTTATTGGACGCTCCAGATCACAGCGCAGGTGTACGTCGATACGGGCGACACCTCGATTCCAGGCTACGCG